TTGACCTCTTGTAAAATAAAAATATTCATACACATCAGTCGTTCCTGAATTATACTTCATAGCTAACACTTGCAAGGAAAACACATTTGATCCTACTGTAGATCCTATTCTAAAACCTTGTTGTGTTTGAGAATCAATACTACTGTTTGATTTAGTAAACACACAATTAGTAGGAACTATTGTAACAGTGTTAAATAAGTCTGTTAACGAATTACCTTGAGTCGATGTTGCTAAAGGTTGAAAATTAGTATTCAAAACTGTACCAATACGTTCAGCAAATTCTATTGAATTTACCATTTCATACACTGAAGTATAATTTCTATTTACTGGAAATATTACAGATAATTCAAATGGAGTGTTTTCAAACGCTGAGTCATAACACGCATCACCGGTATCTCCATTTAATTGAGAATGTTGTATAAATACTGTAAAAGCTAATGAAGATCCTTTGACTAATCTATTAGCAAAATCACTTAAATCAAAACTAATTTTAGAATTTTGTACAGTTGTGTTTGTGTTGGGATTTATAGTATATACAGCTCCTGTTGACATTGTTGCCTCTGGCAAATCGTCAAATAATATATCGTTAGTAAATAACGATGTTGTAAAGTTAATAGGTATATCCTGTCCAGCTGCATTTATTATATCATACCCATCAGTATAGTTACCATAAATTAACCTATTACCCTGTATTGTTTGAGCTTGTGCAACTTTAGGAACATTGTCATATAATCTTAATAACTCATCGCTTCCTAGTACAGTATATATTTTACTGTTTGTAAAAGTATATGTTTGTTTTGAATTATTAGCCCATCCATAGTCAGATTTTTTAAACCTTTCTATAACATAAATAGAATTACTATTACTTGGTTTAAATAATAAATCAACCTCGATAACTTTATCTGATCCAGTTTCAAACTGTACCTCAATAGAGTTATATATATTTTTCATTGAAGCATTATTGAAATTATTCACATCAAAATCAAAAGGCCCTGGTTGAAAAGCTGCGGTAGAAAACAACGACGTTGCACTATACTCATTGTTTACATACCTATATCTATAAGCAAAAGTTATAAATCTAGTTTCTAAATAATTCTCTTCTCCAGGAATATTTAAAAACTCTATACTTGGTGCAGGTAATGTGTCTAAAGTATCAAACCCTGGCGGTTTTAAAATAACACTAATATCAGTTTCTTTAATACCATCGTTTATCCCTGCTGGATCCGGATAGTTTTGAGTTACATTTATTTTTCTAGGAGGATTTTTGTCGTCTGTCCAAAAAAGTAAATCTTCTATCTTGTTTACTCCAGTAATTAAAAACTTAGGATCAAAGTTTAATACTTGTTTGCTAATAACATGATATGTTATAGCTTGTGATTGTACATTAAAAGAAACAATTAAATCTAACTTGCCACCTACAACAGGATTGTTTGCATCATGAATAAACCAATAGATAGTTTCTTTTGATCCATCTTGGTAGGCTCCTATACATACAGCTGAATTAGATAAATTTTGACCACCATAAGCTAGAGTGGTTAACTGTGTGTTACCTTTTGAATTTTCTACAGCACCTATTTCAGTGGTTTCTGTAGATCCTAATCTTACGTTAATTGCATTAACATATTGGCCTGGAGGAACAAGACGTTCATCAACGCTCTTGTTCATTTTACCCGCAACAAAATTTGTATTTACTATCGGCATCTTACTTTAACCATTTATCCTGGCCTCTCAAACTCATTAAAAGGCGACCAGGGTGAATATTACTTAATCTAATTTTTGCATTTCTTAACAACGACGACTTATCTTTCCTTGCTCTATTTACAATATATTCTTGTACCCCTAATCTACCATTTAAAAGAGAATATTTTACATAAGCATATAAATATTCTTCAAACAATTTATTAACGCTGATGCTTCCGTCTTCACCATTCTCCATACCATCTGAAACATACTCTACAACTACTGAAGCTCCGTTACCTATAGAGCTAAAATTAATAACTCCTCTTTGTTTGTCTATACTAAACGTTGGATTTGCGTTAGCAGTTTCAGTGTTTAAACCAAATCTTGCTCCTATTCCAAAGTCAAAATACCAACATCCATCTACATTCCATCCTGATTGATTGTTGTATGCGCTACTTTCATTTAAATAAATAGTTTTAGCACCACTTGTAAAAGACATGTCTAGTTGTGAAAACTGTGGTTTTAATACATTACCGTCTTGATCATATATAATCTTGGCATTATTATCTTGTAAGTATGTTGATGCCCATCCTGCTTGTATATTTTCTGTCAAAGGATATAATACGCCATTTAAATATTGTGATATTCTTACCCAATTCACATAGTCAGAGGGTAATATAAATCTTAAATTATCATCCAAATCCATCTGCAATACTTTCACTTCTTTCATCGCATCATAATTCAATTCCTGAATTCCTCTTTTAGCATGAAATAAAACTTGGTATCTATTAAGATTATTAATTAACTCGTGATTACCTTGATACATTAACATGAAATTATTTACAATATCATTTAATGAAACGTACTGGTATGATCCCCAATTTTTATCCTGAGGTATTGCTCCTGAGTTTGCGTAATATGCGTAGTCATTTATATAAGCCATATCTTACGTTTGTATTTGGTTGTTATTAACTTCTTCTTGTTTACCAAACTGATAAACATCTCCTTCTCTAATCTCTATACCTATATATTGACATATTTTAGCTACAATCCCAGGTTCGTCTGATGAAGGCAATTCAAAGTCTTGATAATCCGCTTGATTAATGTCAAATAATGGCTCACCAGAACTAAGTGTTTGGTATGTCCATTTAGGCGATAAAGGGTATCTAATATATTCAGCTGTTACACTTCCGTTATTTGTTATTGTTGTAGGGTAAACTGTAATCGTGTTACCTAGCTGACCAGTGTTTGCATCACCAATAACAGACGTAGTTGCTCCTCCTAACACATAAGCCGGGAAACCTGTAGATGGTGCAGTAAGCGGTGAATTGTTTAAATAAAATATCTTATTCTGATTAACTCTTTCAACTTCAACAATACCTGTTGTATTAAATATACCATAACCATTTCCTATAGTTGCTGCCACTCCAAAAGGCGAGTATGATAATGTAAGTTGAGTTTCACTATCTACACTTATAACAAACGCACTAAATCCTGAGTAACTTGATGAAGCCGTAGTATTTACTACTTGTTGCCCTACCTTCACTCCGCTAGACACAAACGTAGCAGTGGTATCTGTTAATGTGTTTAAACCTGCCGCAGTGCTTGTTCCTGATGTTATTTGTGTTGGGAAGTAGTTTACTTTATTAATTAAATAATAATCACTAGGTAAATTAAATAAATTAGCTCCTTGTTGAGCTAAACTTCTAGTAACTGAAAAACTATCAATTACTTCAACCAATCCTTTTACAATATCAGCATATCCTGTTCCTGAAAGTCTTTGGTTTTCTTTATTAGTCCACGCATTGTATTGATAAAAATAATCTTCAAACAAGTCCATTTGCGCTTGTTGCGCATATAAATTAAAGTCTTGAGGAGAGATATATCCGTAATTATTTTTATTAGCAATAGCTAAAACAGTATTTCTAACCGAGTTAATCATGTTAAATTCTTTTTACAAATATAGTCAAAAAAAAAGAGGTCACTTTTTTTGTAACCTCTGATTTTTAATAAGTAAAAAAACTTATGATTGTAATGAAGCAGCTTTTACGCCTGTCACAATCGCAGTGATCTTAGACGGTGGAGTACCAGATGCAGCACTTTTAGGATAACCTCCTGGTGTGTAAACTGGTTGTTGCCATGAAAGCTTAAGCGATGTTTCTACCGCATCATTTAAGAAATCTTTCCATAAATGAGAATTAGCCACAATTGCATCATGAGTAATTTCTAAAGACTGCACTACGTTAGTTTCAGCTGGTACTGTAGCTGAACCATCATTTTGAATAGCATATCCTGCTTGTGCAGAAGAAATACTATTGTAAAAAATGTTAACTTTTGTTGTGCTTTCTTGTTTAATCTCCACGATTCCGTTCACGGGGATTAGTTTATATCCAGCATCTTGTCCAACGCCTGATATAAGTAGTTTAATAAATTTTTCCATAGGTAATAATGTTAATGGGTTAATAAAGCACAAAGATACGCTTTCTATTTATCTTTTTTTAAGCGTTTCTTCAAGAACTTGTAAGCTTCTAAACCATTGTCACTTTGCATATATGACGTAACGACTCCTATAGGTTCCTCATTAAAAGGTATCGTTAACATTTTCTTTTTATTACTTGGTAAGTTAAAGTAAACATCTCTTTGATTATTTCTAAATGATAACCAGTTGTTGTCAAAAAACAAATGCACTTCGTTTTGCATTTCCAATAAAGGATCATTGACAACCTCTATTAAGTCTTCAGGATTGTTTTTAGCATACACTAAAATATCTCTTTTTAATTCAGGAATAGTTAAAGTATCAACAGACGCTCCCATTAAAATTCTAGATACAGAAAGTAATTTATCTGTACTTAAATTTTTAGCTAAGATTTGGGCATCTAATTCTAACTCTACCGAAACAAGCTCTTGTGATGCATCTTTAGCTCTATCAATTTCTTCAAATATCATTCCGTTTCCAGGATGATAATGTAAAAATTGTTGTAATACTTGGTTTTCTCTTTGCACAACCAACATACCATCTTCAAACACAATAGGTTCTAGAATAGCATTACCATCTTGTTCGTCTTCAAAAGGGCTTTTTTGGTTTCTTGCATATCTTAAAGGCCTGTTTACACCTTGATCTTCGTCAAAGTATAATAAAGGTGATCTTACAGAATGTCTTGAGGATAGCATATAAGATAAAGGTCTTTCACTTCTTTTTAATTTATACGCTTTATTTTTAAGGGTAGTATTTTTTTTCATTATAATATAATTTAATTTGATTTAATAATAATAAATATTACCCCCGTCTTTAAAACGAGGGTAAAATTTATGTAACAATTTAGTCTTGGAATAAGAAGAAGTTGTTTGCACCTAAAGTACATACAGCTCTTTCAGATAGGAAGTTTACTTCCATTGCATCCAAGTCAGAAGTTCTTGCTCCACCGGCTGAACCAGTAATCCAAGTTTTGTATCTTCTGTCTTCAGTTTCTGAAGCTCTATATCTAACATGTAAGAAAGGTCTCTTAGCATTCTTACCTAAGATTTGATCGTATACAGTAGTTGAACCAGCTGGTACTAATAGACCATTGATTGCTCCACCAACAACGTCACCTCTCATTGTAGGATCGTTAAGGTATTTCCAGTCAGACTTATAGAAGTCATAACCTCTTCTAAATCCTGTGAATCCTAAGTTCAATGCCATTTCTTTTTCGTTGTCAAATAGACCGTAAGAAACACCACCTGCTGCATTAGAAGATTGCTTAGAAAGCATATCGTCAATGTCGAAAGAGAAATCTCTATCTACAAATACTACGTTTTCTTCGATTGCTCCTTGCTTGTCAAGTCTTGAAATAACTGAATCCCACTCAGAAAGAAGAGTTGGGTTTCCACCACCCCATACGTTACCTCTGTTTTCAACAACGTAGAAGATACCTTCTGAACCTTTATCACCAACACTGTTGTTAACTGCTTGTGTAGCTACACCACCTGCTGCTGCTGCCGGAACTGCTTCAATCATTGCAGTCTCAAGATAATCGTCAAAACGTAATCTTGTTTCGTGCTCAGACTTCAAGTACCATAGGTATCCGTTTGCTCCATTTTCAGTTGTAATTTCTACCCAACCGATTTGAGCCATATCAGAACCTGATACTGCATACTTGTCTTTAATGATGATAGGAGAATTTTCAAAGACAGAATCATCAGCTTCTATCTGTCCTTGCATACCGATAGATCCTTTCTGAAATTCAGAACCATAGATAAATAAAGAACATACAACTCCTGCTGCCATTGTCTGACCTCCAGCTGCATAGTAAGCTACATCAATTG